CTACCTCCACTACAACACCATTTTTTATACAAATAAAATCTGTAAACATTTTTAATTCATTGATTCTATTGTTTAATTCTAATTTTAACTCCTCTGAAGCTTCTACAAGATGATCTTGTCCATCTAAAGCTAATACGTAAATATCTACTATATTACCGGAGCAACCATAGTTTCTTAATACTGCTGTAGACTTTCCTATTTTCCCTTGATAAGGAGTAACAAACTGATCCGATATGGTTTTGTAGTCAAGACCTGTTACTGCTCTTTGCTGTGCTCTAATCCACTTAGGAAGTTTATCTCTAATATCTTCTATTGTATCGCCATCATATCCATATTGTAATTTAGTGTAGTTAGAAAAGGATACTGGTATTGGGAATAACAAGCCTTTTGAGTTTGCTATAATTTGTTTTTTCATCGCATTATTAACAAGATTACCAATTATGCCGCCACCAACTCGGTACTCAACTGTAGCAAGACTTCCAGATTGAGGAATTAGACCAGCTCTATTATTACCAAAAACAATATAACCTTTATATTCTGAGTCAAATTCTAGTCGATATTCTCTTCTTGGTTGTGAATCTGTAAAGTAACTTACTTGATTCCACAGAACACCGTCAACATACACTCGCACAGAATCGTATATAACTGGATACTCTGCTAATGATATACTTTGCCCGACAGCTCCTGTGGCAATATATGTTTGACTTCTAGAAACTCCTTCTATTCCTATTAAGCTAGCATTTACAAGAGATCCCGCCGGAATTATTATATTTTCATCAAAAATAGGATTGTTATTCGCATCAGCCGGAAAAATTTCTATTTCAATATTTCCTTTGCCAGATCCTGCTCCAACTTCTAAGCTTACAGGTGTTGGAATTTCAAGATCTGTGGTTAAAATGTTAGTAATAGTTCCAGACCATAAAGAACTTGCTGCTATAGGTGGCTGTGGGTTAAAACCTACCAGTTTGGCTAGCCTAAATGCATTTTCTGTTTCTGTTACAGTATCTATGAACACCTCATTGGCTATTTGATCCATTTTAAAACTTAATGTATCTGCAAGAAACGCCCAATTTTCTATTAACATAAGGCCTAAAGAAGATTCTACAAAATCTGAAAAGTCCTTATCAAAGTTTTGCTTTGTGAAATCTATCAACCTGCTTTTCATAGACCAATAGTCTTGATTCGTATAGTTAAGATTGAAAATGTTTGGTGTTGTTATATTGTTGGATTGAGAATATGGAGTAACATCAAATGGGCAATTGTTTATCATAAATTCCTTGTTTTTCTATGCTTGTCCTGAAATTGGCATTTTTAACAATAACTCTTCTACTTGCTTTATGTTCTGCGGGTCAATAAAAAGTATCCTGATCTGCAAAATATGAGCAGCTTCTGACAAGTTATCATCTACATTAAGTGAGTCTATATCTATGCTTTTTAAAACTTCTATTTGTGACACAGCAACACGAGGCTCCCATCTTGCAAGGGATCTTGCTATTACCGCTTTTGCGGCTTGCTGAAGAACTGAGTCATTCGGCTCAAACATTAACTTTTTCAATGGAGTGCCATATTCTGGATTCATACACCTTTCTCCAGGATTTGTTAAAAGCAAAATTAACATATCCGCTTTTATTTGTTCGATTCCATCTTGAGAATAGAAATATCCTTTATGCGTTTTTTCTATTGGATAGGGGAAGCCTAAAAAAGTTAACATTATAATTCCTTTTTCTCTAGCATGGAGGAGATGGCTTCCTAAATGGAGACATCATGAAAATAGATGCTAGTGGTGCACTTGGACTTGTACTAGCATATACACGGTCACTTATTTTTATTGTTCCGTCACACAGGTCATATACCAAAACAGGAGCTATACAAGGTTGTGACGTACCACAACAACCAGCACCGCCTGGCGGATCGCAGTCTCGCCCAGCTAATAACAAAATTAACTCTTTTGCCAAGAATAAATGCAGCTTATCGGATATGTTTATATATACATCTTTTATATACAAAAGTTTAATACGGCTAATAATCTCAATCTTATCTGCGGGATTTTCCTCAGGATCTCCAATAATTGATATCTGGTTGTCGTATGTGCTAACAACATAGTTGCCACCAACTCTTAAAAAAACTAGTCCAGGACCGCTAGGAACTTCTTGGTACCTATGGATATGTGGTCCACGAACTGTATTGTCATAATGAGGACAGTATATTTGTATATATTGTTGCTGAGTTATTGTCTGATCATAGTCATCATGAAATTTCATTTCCAATCCATAGCCAGTTCTTATTTTAACAAAAGCTCTATTGGCCTTGTTGATTGGAACGCCACCATCTTTTCTGCACGGACTTCCTTGTAAGTTTGTGTAATCCACCATATCTATGGTGTGTTTACTTGTTGAATGTATATGAATGCCTCGTTCTTGCCCAGCCATATTAGGAGGATAACCGGGACAGTCTTTTTGAAAAACTGTATGATCGTTTAATTCAATCTTGTTTCCACTTGCAGTTAGTATTCTTATATAATTATCTTTACCTCTTAGTTTTGAACCAGGTCCTGAATGAGGGTTTGGTGGAAATTCATTGTAAACAGCATCTCCTTGTGGACTTTCTACATCACTCATTTCTATTCGGTGACCAGTTGCTGATTGCCAAAAAGTTCTACCTACATAATGATTATTACAACCAAAGTCAAACTCCTGTAGCGATCTTTCCCATATCGGATCTCCAAAAGGTTCCTCTACAGAGTCATCCATAACAAAAGTGTGACCTGAGATTGACATAAATTGAATGCCAGATTGAGGAAGTTCTACTACTGGATTTTGTGGCGTACCAGGACCCTTATAAGGTCTACACTCTTGTTTTTGTTTAAAATATGGGTTGTCTCCAACTTGCGATTTAACATATTTTGTTTTTGGGTGTCCGGTACTTGGATGCCCTCCTATAATTAAGTTTTTAGGGGCGAATCCCGTCCAATTATCATTGCACTGTGTTGTTTCTTTTTTTATTCCGAGAATTGGTTCTATTTTCTTTGTATCCCCTTCCTGCTTTGAGTCTGCCTGCGAAATAATGTCCGTATCTTGTCCAAAAATTTTGTCCGGATCCTCCATTTGTGTTGGTTCTGGAAACTTGTTTGGGTGCCCATGCCCGATACCCAAATCCGAACCGGAGGCAGCTCCTTCCACACAGCTTGTATCTCCCGATGACACACCACAGTCTTTGTGTGCCCATTGACCTGCATAATGCAAATGATCATCTTTTAGCATGATCCAATTGCCACAGCTTGACATGATTTCAAATCTTTTCCATTTTCTATTACATTTTGGATCTCCATCCACCATTTTTATTGTGTGCTTTTCAGGAGTTTTGAATCCATATATGTTTGGATAAGTAATAAGTCTTTGTGCTGCTTCGCCTGATCCTTCTGCAAAATCAGTAATACTACTTGGATCAAAACCATTATAATTTTCTGTGTTCCAAGGAGGCAATGATTGTGACTCATCATCAGGTCCAACCATGTATCCTCCTCTGTGACCTTTAGAAACTGCCTCCCACTCAGGCATTTTTAGTCCAAATTTGTCGCCACCAGGACCTCTGTCTCTACCCCATGTTGTTCCAATATAATATGGAGATCCTCTAGATCCATGTGCAAATAAAATGCACAATTTACTTCCTGCCGGGGGTACCCAAGTCATTCCACAATCATCAAAACCACCCATATTACTAACAGGAAGAGCCCAAGGAAAAGAACGAAACGGCTTATTTGGGTCATGAAAAATAGGACTAAACCATCTTACTCTATTTTGCTTCCAAAAATCTATAGTTTCTAAACACAACGCAGTATATAAACCGAATTGCATCTGATTAGGCTCTAGAACAGAAGCAGAAGCAACTAGTTCAGACTTTACAACACCTTTCATTTCATAATTAACATTACCAAGCCTATTTTCTAGAGATTCTATTCTGCTTTTTAGGCTATTTACTTCTTCTTGCTGTGCTAGTGACATTATTTTCCCTTATTTTTGTGGCTTTTCCGAGCCTGCATTCGTCATTTCTTTACCACACTTACCACCAAGCGGTTCATTGGCTTTAACTTCTTCGTTTGGTGCTGGTAGGAACACACTTATTGTAGTAACATAAGAACCAGAAGTAATTTGATGGTCTACTCCCTTAATCATCCACTTTTTGTTAGATAAAGTCACATTGCAGTTTGTTTCCGACACCCATTCACAGGGCCAGTCACCGAGTCCTTTACCAACCTTTGTGTCTTGATCAATATAACGTGGTTCTAAAACAACTATGCTAATCCACTTAGTAGTAAGATAAACCGGATTAACAAATCTAGGGTTCCCAAACACCTTAATCTCAGCACTTATTGATGTTTGTACTGTGTAGTTTTTTTCAGCTCTTACGTTTTCTGCGAATGTTTTTTGTGTTCTTGCTGGTTGGTCTTCTTTGTTTCTCCATACATCTTGACTAATGTGTATTGGTGGAGAAGTTTGTCCGCCAGTTGATTGTAGCCCGTCTTTTTCTTTTGCTTTCATAGATCGCCCGTTATCATCTCCATGCTCATCAGTACTGCCTGAACTCTCGATCCCACCACTGCCATCATGACCTCCTAGCGGCCATGTTATGCTTGGAGTGAATGAAATAACCGCTGACTTGTTTCCTCCATTTACAACATATGTTGCTATACCTTTACATTCTGGGTCTTCAGGATCTTCTAAGATTACTATTCCTGCATTTTGTGGATTGTAAAGTATCAAACAACCTTTATCATTCGAAGTTGTCGTATCGTTTAGCCATCTTCTTGTGCACGTAACATTACTTTCTTGCTCAGATTGATGAGTGGCCCTATAGCCATCTGAGAAGCCATCTTTTGGACTGTATTTGAATTCAGTGCCTGTTTTATCATGAAATACAACTTCTTTAAATTTTGGATCTTTTTTTGTATAAACTGCTTTTATAGCATCTTTTAATGATTTTTTTTCTTCATCTGTACCTTCTGCTGTTTCATGAGGGTTTTCTACAGATCGAATAAACCCATCTGTTCCCTCAAGGATAAACTTAATGGATCCACCATCAAAATTTGTTTGCAGTGTTAGTGGAACCACCTTTATCGTTGCACCTCCTGGCTGTCCTGGAGGCCAAGGCTCTCCATGTGTTAGATTTGTAATTTTCTTTTTAATATTATCGCAATCTTGCATTCTCCATCCAAATTCTATTTCACAGCCACCCGTACCCTGTTCTACTGAATCAACTTTTGTCATATCTTTATTCAGTGCGTGTACAATTGCTTTATATGTTTCTCCATCAGTGTCTATTCCTTCAATTTTAAAGCCACAACCTCCTGTTCCCGTTGAAGTTCCATACTGAAAACTTGTTATGCATGCACGATTTTTTGTGTCTGGAGAAGACTCGTTTCCCTCTAGAAGTATTTTTTCTCCACCAATTGTAAGCTCGACCATTGGTGTAAATACTGCATAATCTGAATTCTCTATTATATTGTCATATCCAGACTCACTGCCAGCGGTACTTGCGTAGGCAGGTTGTGATAGGTACTCAGCAATACATGTTGGTGGTGATGGTTTAGCCATTTATCTTAAAGTTTCTTTTGGAATTACTATATTTCTTCCTGTTTTGAATTCAAATATATCTTTTATTTTGTTGGCTTCCATAATTCTCCACCAAAAATCAACAGTTCCATACGCAGAATAAGAAACTAAATCTGGCCTATATTCTGTTCCAGGCGTTATTACATAATACTTATCATTTACAGAAGATTTATATATAGACTTTTTGTATAGAGTAAAACTTATTAGCTTATTTTCTGTATAAAAAACTATTTTAGACTCTCTGTATCTGCTAGATACTATTGTAAACCTTCCAATAGGCATCTCGGATTCTTTAGGTATTGTTATGTAATTGGCCATATTAATATCCAGTCTTGAATATTCTGCTGTCAGTTGGTAATTGTAATGCGTTATACGCCACATCAAATGTTAAATCTATATCTACCTTATATGGAACAAAAATGCCCTCTTTGTGAGTATTCCATGGCACAGTTGTATCGTATTTTACAGTATAGCTTCTTAATACAGCACAAATTCCTTCCTCTTCGTTGCTTAATAGATCTCCACACCGTAATTTACAAATAGGAGGAGGATATCCATTATCGTCTTGTGGATAACAAGCAGACTGCAGCAGTCTAATATTTGACATTATTTTTTCTGCTGACTTTGAGTTTTCATTTTTTACGCTTTGTATAACAAAATGGCAAGTCCATCCTATTGATCTTACCTCTGAGTACGAATAAATATTATATGGAGACGCTTTGCCAATACCAGTTTCATTCGCATAGTTGGCACTTTTACTATCGGATATATCAGGCAAAATATCCATGTCAATTTGGGTGTCGTGTATTTTTATCCAGCATAGACATTCACCTTTTTTGTCTTTTTTAAGAAGATCCAGTTCTCCGCTTTTTACCGTTGCCTTCATATTTTCCTTATTTTTAAGATATTGCCTTGGCACCTAGTCCAATTATCGCTTTGCCTGGTGTTTGTCCCACATTGCCAGCAACTCTTCTAAAGTAGTTGGCTGGCTTTTGAGCAACTCTATTCAACGCCGTGCTTCCTGGTTCTCCGCCTGTGGAAGAAGAAATTGGTGCTTTTGGCTTCAATAATTCAATAAATTTCTCAAATAGTTCTTTCATTTCGTATAATATTTCAGTTTGTTCTTCGTTTTCAGCTACTATTTCGCCTAATTCTGGAGACATTATCTCAGACTTACTTGGTGCTGCCGATGCCCTATCCTTCATTATAGTTTGTTCTATATCTTTTGCCCCGCCCATATTGGATAAAGTTTCTACAGAAGCTCCATCGAAATTCAGAGACTTACGCAGCCCTTCATTATTTTCTATGGAACTTTGGCCACCTTGCCCGCTTTGTACCCACGCTTCCCGATTCGATTCGACAAAGCAGCGGCACAATGCCGCACCATCTATTGCAGCAGACTTAATTCCTTCACCGCCGGTAAAGGCACCGGCAGAATTAGCACCACTTATTGCAGAGCCAACTTCATTTACGCCAGACCATATCGCAGAGCCAACTCCCTTTACGCCAGACCATAGTGCAGATCCAGCACTGCTTATTGCAGAGTCAACTCCTTCTACACCGGACCATAGTGCAGATCCAGCACTGCTTATTGCAGATCCAAATGCAGATCCAGCGCCGCTTATTGCAGAGCCAACTCCCTCTACACCGGACCATATTGCAGATCCAGTAGCACTGATTGCAGAGCCAACCATTTTAAATGGTGCCGTTACAATATTTGTTAGCGTTTGAAGCATTGTTTTTGGTGCTTCTGATTTTGCTAAAAAGCCTGATTTTTTTGGTATGGTACTTTCTTTTGTTTTTGTTAAAGAACTCTTTAAAAATGCACTAGGAAGGCGTATCGGTTCTTTAAT